TAACGTACGTGTAAGAACGGACGCTTAACAGAAGCACCAACAGTTTGATCGTAAACAGATGAAGAACCAGCAGGGATAATAACACCTCTAATTGCAGCAGAACCTGCAGCGTCATTAATACCACCACGAGTAGCTTTATCGTTTAAGTAGCGGAAGTCAGACTTATAGAAGTCGTAAGATCCTCTACGGAAACCAGAAAAGCCTAGGTTTAATGCCATATCTTCAGAGTTGTTGAATACTCCGTAAGAAGTACCACCAGCACCGTAAGAATTCATAGAAGCTAGCATATCGTCAATAGCCAAGCTAGTTGAACGATTAACAAACATCATGTTTTCCTCAATAGCACCTTGCTTGTCGAATTCAGCTAAAATAGCATCGAACTCAGCTAAATCAGTAGCAGCGTTAACACCAGTAATACCTGAAGTTAAGTTACCTCTTTCTTCGATAGCGGCAAATAAACCTTCAGTACCTATAGTGTCAGCAGCTCCACCGTGACCACCTAAAGCAGGTACGTCATGCGCAAGAGATGCAGCTACACCAAATTCACCTTCTAGCATTGCCATTTCAACGTAGTCAGAAAAACGAGCTCTAGTATCAGACTCAGCTTTTAAATACCATAAGTATCCGCCTTGTCCGCCTTCAGTAGAAACCTCTACCCAACCAATACGAGAAGAATCTGATCCAGATACTTCGTAGTAGTCTTTCATGATAATAGGCTTGTTCTTGAACGTCTTGAAATCAGGCTCGTTAGCAGTTCTTGCTGAAGCGCTAGCTTGAGCAGTAGTTGTAGCGTTACCAAAGTAAGAAGAACCTTTTCCATACTCAGAACCATAAACTAAGATAGTTGTTCCATCAGCAGTAGTGTTTTGAGCTAAATTAGCAGCGCTATAAGGAGCGACGTCTAACGTAGCATCATCAACTTTAACTACTAAACATTTGAAAACACCGTCAGAGTTAGAAACAATGATAGTATCGTTAACTCTAACACCGTGAGCAGTAGCTGTAAATCCAGTTGTACCGTCAATGTCGTTTTCAATAACAACCTGAGAAGTAGCTCCATTAGAGTCGTAGTTTATACCACTAGCAGCAGTACTTACATTACCTGTATAAGATAAGTGTAAACGACCTTGCTCTGACCAAATAACTTGATCAGCAGTCATAGCCTCTTCAGCTCCAACTTGCGCTAAAAATCCTGAAATAGTTCTTGGGCCGAAAACTTCAGCCTCTTTTTCCATTAGGTCTGGAACATATTGTTGTCCCCAACCTGTACTAGACATTAAGTCTAAATAGTTCGTTGCTAACGTCTGCTTTTGTGCTGCAGGCACGCTGTTCAACGAATTACCATTTGTAATTGCCATTTTTTATAGTTTTAAATGGGTTAGTAATTATTTTCGTTTATTAATTTTAAACTTAAAATCAGAAGAGTTATCTCCTAGCACCCTAACTTTTATACCGCCACTTTCAAATTCTTTATGATTTTGTCTAGGCGTCATATCTACGTTTTTAGACTTAGCAACACTTTGTTTTAAAGCATCAGCTTTACCTTGCTCGTAGAAATGTTGAGCTATAGCGTCAGAGTTCATTGCCGAGTACAAAGCTTTATGATAACCTTTAGCGTCTGACATTGTTCCGTCTTCGTTCAAAAACTTTTTGACAAAGTTGTTAATGTCGCTTTGGGTTTCTTTAACCTTTGTAGCATCTTTTACATTAAATCTATATTTCTTTTCTCCGACGTTGTATTCAAAACCTTTGAACTTGTCAGTAAAGACTGAATCAGTCTTTTTAAGAAATGTAGATTGCAGTGCTTGACTAGCTTCTGATTCCTTGTTATATCGATTAAAAAAGTCCAATGCTTTCTGCTGTTCTGCGGTTAGCTTTGAGCCTGCTTTAATCTCATCGTAATACTTAGACTTTTGCCCGTCTAAATAGGCTTTCGCTTCGGCAACTTGCTCTTTGTAAGCGATTTTCTTTTTTCTTATATCTCTCTCATCATCTACATCTTCGTCGAAAGAAAAGTTTTCATTTAACAAAAACGATCTTTCATCTGAGTCTAGATGAGGTTTAGTCAACCTATAGTATTCTTTCAAAGCCTCATCACCGTCCATTTGGCTATAGTCTTTGTTAAGTCTAACGTAGTCGTTTATATCACCTCCAGTTTCTTCCATAAAGTCAACTAGCTTTTGGATGTTTTCTGGTAGTGGTTTTCCAGTAGCCTCTGCTTGAGCTATAGCTTCTTCAACTTGCTCAACAACCTCTTCTACTTCTTCATCAACAACTTCTTCTAGTACTGGAGATTCTTGTGTTTCGCTTTCCTCCTGTACTTCTTCTTGTTTCTCAATGGTGTCGGCACTTTCATTGCTTCCAACCACTCTCGCCTCGTCAGCTCCATCATCTTTAGCTTGGTCTTCTTCATTGGTTTCATTTTCTACAGGCGCGTTTAAATCAACCTTAATAACGCTATCATCCCCAGCGCTTTCAAATTTACTTTCATCAACCTTGCTTGTCTCTTGTGTAGTTTCTTCAACTACGTTTTCATTTTCTTCCATAATATAATATAAAATAATTAATAAATCTACCTAGGAGTAAAGCCTTCTAGATTAAATCCACTTTCAATACTATCATTACCTGCAGACTCAAAGTTTTTAGGTGATTTGCCTTTATTTCTTTGATCTATAAGTTCTGATTGCTGTGAAGCTTGTATCTTAGTCCTTTCGTCTTTACGATCTTCTTTAGTTTTCTCTTTTTGAGATAAATTGTCAGAGTCAGCTTTTCTTAACTGCATGTTGTAAGAAAACTCAACTTCCATTAATTGCTTTTTAGCTTCAATTTCTTGCTGCATTTTTTGAGCTTCAAGCTGCGCTTTATGCGATTCTAACTGCATCTTGCTTTGAACAAGGGCTTGCTCTTTTTGAACCTCTACTTGAGCCGCTTGCTGCGCTGCTTGAGCATTAGATTGAGTTTGAGCTTGTATGTTTTCTAATTGCAAAGTTCTATCTCTTTCCTGCTTTTTCTTTCTACGTATTTTAAGTAGTTGATTAGCTAGCTTTATGTTTCTTACTTCTCTTAAGTCTATAGCGTCTTCTAGCTCAATGTTCTGCTGCTGTAACGCCATTTGAATGTTGTTTTCTAGCTTAGCTTTTTCTTCTTCATCTGGCATTAGCTCTAAGAATATACCAAAATCATACATATGTAAATCTTCAAGCTCTTCTAATGTTGCTACGTTATGAGCTCCAATTGCCTGTATAAAAGCGTCTTTTGTTGGTGAGTATTCTAGAACGTCAGACACTCTAAGTGAAAGACACTCGCAGGTGTCAGCTGTTAAAAATAAACCAGCTTGTAATATATGTCTTGTAGCTGTGTTGCTATTTGCTGCAGCAAGCTTTTGAACACCGACTAAAGCGTTTTTATCTGGCGTGCTGCCATCTCTAGCTTCATTTAGACCGGTGACATCACGTATCATCTGCAAGTAGTAATTGTAAGTCTGTATAAGACTTTGCATTTTAGCGCCACCTGAACTCGATTGTATTTCTTGAATAGGAACTTTACCTGGGTTCATGTCGCCCTCAGAGGTAAATGATCTACCAATAACAGAACCAGTTTGGAAGAACATATTTAAAGCTTCTTGTGGATTGTAGTTAGTACCATTACCTAAGTCTATTTCAGCTAAACCATCAGCATCTAAGTAAACCCCATCAGGAACTAACCTTGACATTACTTGCTGTAGCTTTAAGTGCGTGAGCTGTATCATATCGGCAAAGCCGGTAATACGTTTAACTAACGATTCTATTTTGCCGTTGTACATTCTAGGTGCAACAATAGAGTAGTTCATCTTAACCTTTGTAAAATCGCTCTTTGGCCTCATCATATTTCTAGCCATCTCCCATTTAACAAGCTTGTTAGTCCCTAGTATCAAAGCGCCATCGTACAGTACTTCAACAGATCTTTGAAGCTTAAAGTAGTCTTCAGCTTCGTTTGGCGGATTAAAAGTATCGTCTTTCTCTATAACTTTTTCAGCTCCAGATCCTACTTGTTTAACTTTGTAAACTTCATTCATGTAGGTTTTGTAGTTAAAATACAGTACTTGAACTCTATTTATATCATCTTTATCAGAGTTGTATCTATTATGCTTGTTTGTTACGTTATAGTTAGACTTGTTAGCTATGTCTTCAAGTTCTTCTTGATCTAAGTGTTGAAATTGCTTTGCTAATTCGTTTATAGGTATAGATTTAACTTCACCTACATAATAAATGTCGTCAAAATAAGGTGAGTCTGTGTATGAGTAAACGAGATCAGCTGGATCTACGTAATCTACTGTTATACCTTCTGATGTTGAAAAGTTGTTTTTAACAGCACCAATACCTAAAACAGTTAAGTCGTAAAAAAATCTTTTTTTAGTTAGCTCGTATTTGTTGCCATCTAGCAAAACGTTTAACGCTTGCTCTTCAGCTAACTCTACTGCTTGCTTGTAGTTAAGCTGCATGTGAAGCTGTAGCTCTTCAATTGTTTGAGGTAAAACAGGCTCTTCACTTTCTCTCAAGTCTAAGTTAAACTGAGTCGACACTAAGTCGTTTAAATCTTTAAACTCCATATCGTCCATAACTGACTCCATGTACTTAGTTCTCTTTGCAACTCCGTTAGGATCTTGTGAGTAAGCTTTTATATCGTAAGTTCTTTCAGCTATACCGTTAACAACAATATCAACAAATTTAGGTATAATAGGAACTGGGCTCCAGTCTAAATTTAAGTAAGATAAATCTCCATTTATAGACAATTCATCTTTATACTTCTGTATTGACTGCTCTCCTCTTGCGTATAATCGCAGTCTGTGAAAGTCGTTTAAGTTGCTTCTATATTTAGCATTAGTTGCGTCATCATCAAACCACTCTTGTTCTATAGCTTTTGCAACTTTTAAACCGTAATC